CATTAAAAAGACTTTCAACAATAAATTTTTTAACAGCTATCCTTATTAATTCTTTTATAACAAAATCTGCAAAATCTTTAAAAGATAATTTACCTTTCATCAAGCCATCAACAATAGTATCTTCAAATTTTTTCATTGATGAAACTATGGTGTCGCCAATCATAGTTCCTGTAGTTTTAAAACTTTCACCAAATCTAGATAATGGTGTTTGTATATCAGCAACCATCTTTCTCATTTGTTTGTTAAACGTTTGTATCTTTTTACCAAAAACTTCAAAGAAATTACCGCCTTCACCTTCATCATCTCCAAACGCATTCTTCATTGTATTCACTACCTGTTCTAAAGAAGAAACTGCTTTTGCTACATTTTCAGTAATTGTAGGAGGCTTGAGTTGGGGATTAGGTTATTTTGGACAGCCACATCTTTTGATTCGATATATGGCTATTAGG